CGAGCGGCAGCGCGAGGAGCGGGGCGAACGTCCAGCAGTGGACCGACAACGACACCCGCGCCCAGCGGTGGAAGCTCACCGAGTACGGCACCCGCACCATCGGCGGCGTGGAGTGCGTAGTTGTGACGCTCGGCAGCTACGTGGACGGCACGGGCAGCGCCTACAACATGGACGTGCTCGACGCCATGACCACCAACCGCGCCAACGTCAACATCGAGACGGCGTCCAACGAGGTCTCGCAGCGCTTCGTGCTCGTGCCCACCAACCCCATCGACCCCGACATGCCCGTGGCGGCTGACCTCGGCTGGACCGACAGCGTTGGCGGCACCGACTGGACGAGGGAGCGCCCCGAGGCGGAGACCTACTACCCGACGTGGACCACCACCCAGACATGGGCATCCGACAGCTTCAACCACTACGAGTTCAGGTACCGTTCCCAGACCATGAGCGGGTCCAACTCAGCTTGGGGCGAGTTCGGGGAGTGGACCGCTTGGGAGACGGCATCGGTCACCGTCGAGGGCCAGCGCGTCTGGCTGACTGACGGACTCAGCGCCGAGGTTCCCAGCGGCAAGAAGGCGCTACAGCACGAGATTCAGGTGCGCTCGGCGGGCATCGACGCGGAGGGCAGGCTCGTCCACGGCGAGGTCGCCGACGCGACCTTGAGGGCGCTCCCCGTCCCGACCGTCGAGTTCACCGTCGCTGGATTCGGCCCCGAGGGGCTTCGCCTTGAGTACGCGAGCACATACGACGGCGGCACCACCAACATCGACATCACCGACCTGAGCGTCCGCGAGTCGGGCGGCGCGTGGTCGCACCCACTCAAGGGCGACCTCTACGTGACGGGCCTCGACCAGCAGGGGTCGATCCTCGTGCCCATGTCAAGGCTCTCGCAGTGGGTCGATGACGGCAGCGAGCTTGTGGTCACCTACCACGTTGGCACGGACCAGGGGACCTCCTACGAGGACGCAGCCGAGAGCGGGGCGCTCACGGTCTCCTACGACACGGGCTACGGCCTCTCGGTCACGCCGACCTACACGGTGGGCGAGGGCCGCACGCTGCTCGTCTCCGTGAGCACCAGCGGCGCGACGGTCCGAAAGGCGTGGACCACCGCGAGCGGCACGCTACGGGAGCTGAACGTCAAGGGCGGCACCGCCACGGTGACCTACCCGTTCGGCGTTGACTTCGACGTGTACGCGGCGGCTTACAGCTCGGACGGCGACAGGTGGGGCGTCGCGCACCTCTCGTTCGGCGCGGAGGGCTTCGCTGGCATGCGGCCCTGCCACGCATGGAACTGGGACGGCGGCGGCTTCACGCTTGAGGTCCGACGCGACGAGCCGCTTTCGACGGAGTACAGCGTCGAGAACGACGCGAGCAGCTACAAGCTCAACAGGCGCGGCTGGGACGCCGTGCGCATCGGCGACACCAAGACGGGCAAGCTCACGGCGGAGGGGGCCTTCGGGCGCAACCTCGACGTGGAGGCCACGAGGGCAAAGCTTGAGGCGCTCATCGACGCGAGGCACGTCACCTACCGCAGCCCGCACGGCATCGTCTGCGAGGTCGCCATCGACGGCGCGACCCTCAGCTGCCAGCGCGGCGTCTGGGAGTGCTCCGTGAGCATGACGAGGGAGACTGTATAGATGGCATCGAAGGTTGACTGGGCCGACCAGACGCGGCGGGACGTGCTCACGTTCCAGATGGTCAGCCCGACGAACATAGACCAGGTGTACGGGGAGCTTGAGGGGGTTGACCTCTCAGGCTCCTCTCTTTCTGCCGCCTACTACACCGACACCCGCACGAGCGGGACCGTCCGCGTCATCGGCGGCAACTGGGTGCGCGGGTCTATGATCCGCGTCATCCACTCCGTCCCGGAGTGGGGCTACCGCAACGAGCTTGGCACCTACATCGTGACCGACGATGGCGCGAGCAGGGAGCACGGGGAGTGGTCGTACAGCCTCACCCTGCACTCGCGGCTCTTCGGCCTCTCGGTGGACAAGCACGCGAGGCCGTGGACCATCGCGGCCAACGCTTCTGCGCTCAAGGCCATCAGGCAGTCGCTCAGGGCGAGCGGCACGCCGTTCAGGGAGATTTCGCCCAAGGACAAGAAGTACAAGGACGCCGTGGTGGTCGAGTCGGGAACGACGAGGCTCAAGGCGCTCTTCGACATAAGCGAGGTCGCTGGCGACAGACTCGACGTTGACCCACACGGGCGCGTCACCATATCGCCCGCGACAAGCCCGGCGAGCAGGACGTGCAAGTGGCGCATCGACCTTGCCGACGAGCGTGGCATGGCCGTGGACGGCCTCAGCAGGACAACCGACTGGTTGCAGATGGCAGACATGGTTGCCGTCTCCCACAAGTACAGCGACAAGGTTCGCAAGAACGGCAAGCAGGAGTCGGTCGAGCGCGAGATAACGGGCATAGCCAAGGTCTCGTCCAGCACGCATCAGGCCCACAACAAGCGCGGCTACAGCGTGGTGAACTTCATCAGCGTGAGCGAGATGTCGCCCAAGACGGCGGCTCAGGCTCAGAAGCTCGCCACCAAGTACCTCAAGGACGAGCAGCACGAGCTGGTCGAGTGGGAGCTTCGGACGATGTACCGCCCCGTATGGGAGGGCGACGTGGTTGAGCTTGTGGTCCACGACGGCCTCAAGGAGTACCAGGGCGTGCGCAAGTGCTTCGTCAAGTCGCTCGACCTCGACCTCAAGGACATGACCATGCGGCTCCGGCTCAAGGAGACCGCGAGCGGTGACAAGGGGGAAAGCTGATGGACATCGACTCTCTCGCACAGGCGCTCTTCGGAGGCAAGCGTGCGGAGGAGCAGGAGGTCGAGACCAACGCGACCACCCGCACCTACATGGGCGTCGCGGTCTCTGACTCATCTGACGGCACGGTGCGCGTTGACCTCGGCGGCGACGTGACGCTGCCCGATGACCTCTACGACGAGGACGGCAACGTGGTCGCCGAGTGGGACGGCGCTGGCATAGAGATGTCAACCTCCCCGCAGGTCAAGGAGGGTCAGGACGTGATCGTGACGCTGGTCGGCGGCACGTCCACCAAGCGCCCCATGGTGACCGCAGTAGCCGGAGAGGGCGACACTCAGGCAGAGGCTATCGACGGAGCGGCACAGGCGGCTCAGGAGGCGTGGGAACACGCGGACGAGGCGGCTCAGGCCGCTACGGCTGCACAGGCCAGCGCCGACACGGCTGCTCGTGCGGCGGGCGACGCCCAGACCAGCGCCGACGCGGCAGCGGAGTCCGCACGCACGGCGAACGCCAACGCCACCAAGGCAATCGGCGACGCGGCGGCTGCATCCGCAGCAGCGACCGCAGCGCAGGGAAGCGCTGACAGCGCTGCGGCTTCGGCCCAGACCGCCAACGAGAACGCGCTACAGGCAATCGAGGACGCTGGCGCTGCGTCCGACGCGGCACAGGCGGCTCAGGGCAGCGCCGACAGCGCGGCAGAGTCCGCACGCACCGCCCAGCAGACGGCAGAGGCGGCACAGCAGAGCGCGAACACTGCGCAGGGCGCGGCCAACGCGGCACAGGCGAGCGCGAACGCGGCCAACGCCCACGCGACCGCAGCGCTCAACAGCCTGTCCACGGTCGAGGACGTGGTTGACACCCTCACGTGGATTACCGAGCACGGCACGATGTCAAAGACCATCGACACGGCGGTTGACCCCTCCAAGGTCTACTTTGTCCGCGACAACAATGGCGACTATACGGTGGGTGGCAACCGCTACTCCATCGTGCAGGAGCCTGTTGCGTCCGCTCTCTCAAGCTACTACGAGCTGACCATCGACAAGAGCGTTGAGAACTACATCGCCACGCACCTCAGCGTCACCAACGAGGGCCTGTGGCTGACCCCAACGCAGTCTGGCGGCTACCGCGTACTGGTCGCGACGGGCGGCGCTGGCAAGACCTACCCGACCGCTGGCACCTACATCATCGACGGCAGCGGCGTGACCGTGGCCCAGTTCACGGGGACGGGCATCAGCTTCGCAGATAATCGCACGTTCTACATCGGCGGCGAGGACGCCTACATCTTCTTCGACGGCAACGGCCACATCAACATCGGCGGCTCCAACGTCACCATCGGCGGCTCTACCACCCTGGCGGAGCTTCTTGCCAAGTACGACGCCACGATTACCAGCGACGATATCTCCGTGAGCAAGACTGGCGGCACCGCGACCATCACGGTCGGCGGCGACACCGTGACCATCAGCGACGGCGCTACGGGCGCACAGGGACCCAAGGGCGACACGGGCGACCAAGGCCCGCAGGGACCCAAGGGCAACGACGGCACGAGCGTGACCGTGAGAAAGGTCGAGTACGGCACGAGCGCCAGCGCAAGCACGCAGCCCACGAGCTGGTCAACCACCGTCCCGACCTCCATCGCCAAGGGCCAGTGGCTCTGGGTCAAGACCACCTACAGCGACGGAACGGACGCAACGACCAAGAGCTACGTCGGCACGGACGGCGAGGACGGCACCAGCGTGTTCGTCCAGTCGGCCACCAAGAGCGGCGACACCACGACGGTCGTTCTCACGGACGGCACAACCTCCACGACGCTGACCATCAAAGACGGCGAGGACGGGCAGAACGGCACCGCTGGCGCGAACGGGTACGTCCACACCGCATGGGCGAACTCTGCTGATGGCAGGACCGACTTCTCGACCACCACATCCGCTGGCAAGAGCTACCTCGGCGTCTATACCGACAACACAGCCGCAGACTCCCAGACCTACTCCGACTACAGCTGGTCGCTGATAAAGGGCGCGGACGGACACAGCCCCACCGTCACCACCACGAAGAACAGCGACGGCTCGGTGACCATCTACGTGGACGGCACCGCGACGAGCACCGTGGACGCGGGCGAGGACGGCAGCACGCCGACCATCACGACCACCAAGAACAGCGACGGGTCCGTGACGATCTACGTCAACGGAACCGCGAGCAATACGGTCGAGGCGGGCGCTGACGGCACGAGCTACTACACCTACGTCCGCTACTCGGCCAACGCCAGTGGCAGCGGTATGGTCACCACCCCGACGAGCGCCACCAAGTACATCGGCGTGTACACGGGAACCAGCTCAAGCGTCCCCGCATACACCAGCTTCAAGTGGAGCAAGTACGTCGGCGAGGACGGCAACGATGCCGACCCACTCACGGTCACCTCGCATGTGGTGGACTACCAGCTCTCCACGAGCGGCACCACGGCACCGACTGGCACATGGAGCACCACACCGCTCGCCCCGACCACCACGCAGTACCTCTGGACCCGCACCACCCTCAAGTTCTCAGATAACACTACGTCGGTCAGCTACAGCGTCGGCGGCAAGGCGGGAACCAACGGGCAGAACGGCACTAACGGTACCAACGGCACCAACGGCACGGACGGCGGGCGCTGGTACGCGGGGACCAAGATCACTGGCACCAGCACCACGGCGACGGTGTTCTCCGGCTCCGGCATCACCGCCGCTGTGGTCGGCGACATGTACCTCAACACCTCGACCTACAACACCTACCGCTGCACCGTCGCTGGCAACGCATCCACGGCCAAGTGGGTGTACACCACCAACATCAAGGGCGCGACGGGAGAGCAGGGACCGAAGGGAGAGACGGGAGCCAAGGGCGAGACTGGCCCGCAGGGGCCACAAGGCCCGAAGGGCGAGACGGGAAGCGCTGGCACCAACGGCGTGTCGGTCACGGGCGTCGAGCACCAGTACTACCTCTCGACCAGCAGCACGTCACAGACGGGCGGCTCGTGGACGGTCAAGCCAGCGGCATACGTGAAGGGCCGCTACTACTGGGAGCGCTGGAAGGTCAGCTTCTCAAGCGGCAACCCGACCTACACCACCGCGACGCTGGCCGAGGAAGTCACGTCGGCTTGGACGGCAATCGAGCAGAACGACGAGGCCATCGCCCTCAAGGCCAACTCCTCCGACGTTTACACCAAGCAGGAGAGCGATGACCTCATCACGCAGGAGGTGTCAGACCGCAACGCCGCAATCGCGGTGAAGGCCAATGAGATTACGTCCAACGTCAGCGAGACGTACACCACTAAGGAAGAGTTCGCTGACTTGGAGGTGGGCGGGAGGAATCTGCTGCTGCACTCCAACAGGGAGCTTGTCAGGAGTGGAACTGGCCGTGAGGCCCTTAGTGGGTTTGCTCTGTCCGAAACCATACCAAAGGGAACTCAGGTAATCGCATCCGTGCAGGTCGATATCGACAATGTTACTTGGGCAGATTCGTCCTACACGAGACGTGTCGGGTTTGAGTTGTTTCAGCAGTCAGACGGTGTAGTGAGTGGCACCCAGTACGTAGGCGTATGGTGGGGACCCAACGGCATCAGTGACAATGGCGCTGGAATCTCATATGTGTCATCCGAAACTTCCTTCCATGGGCGCATATGGAGCACGGCAAAGCTCAGCAGAGACTTCAAGGGCTACGAGCTTGTGCCAAACAGGGAAGGCATCTATATCCAGAACGCTACGAGTGGCACCGTCAAGGTGTCCAAGCCAAAGTTTGAGATTGGCAACAAGTCTACCGACTGGACCATAGCGCCCGAAGACATAGACGAACGAATTACAACGGCAGAGTCGCGCATCACCCAAAATGCCGACAACATCGAGTTGAAGGTGTCTGCCGATGGGGTCATTGGCGCAATCAACCTCTCCAATGAGACCGCCAAGATTCAGGCGTCAAAGGTCGAGATTGACGGCACGGCGGTTTTCAATGCTATTAGCTCAGATGTAGACACTGCAATCACGAACAAGGGTTATGCCACCACCACACAGGTCGCAACGGCGAAGTCAGAAGCCATCTCTTCGGCCAACAGCTCCACCGACACGAAGCTGCAAAGCTACTCTACGACGGCACAGGCGAACAACCTGTATGACGCCAAGGGTGCTGCAGCTGCGGTACAGACGAACCTCGACAACCTCGAGATTGGCGGTCGCAACCTCCTAGCCACCAGTGGCGCCGCTTTATCCTATCCAAGAGCTGGAACGTCAAGCGGATATTTTATCGAGTTCAATGTGGCAAATGGCTACCTAATGCCATATGAGCTTGAAGCTGGTGTTGAGTACACGTTCTCGGTTGACGTTACGAGCAGCATCACACCGTTCGCTATCTCGGTTGGCGCTGGAACAAATGCACTCCAAAAGGACATTGCGTCGAAGGAAATTGCGTCTAGCGGTCGCGCAAGCATCACGTTTACGCCAACCGCCGACCGGCTCTCGCTCGGAAAGATGTTCGCGTTCAGGGTGCCTAGATACTCGACAAGCGGCACGTCGTATACGTATTCAGTAGACCGACCCAAGCTTGAGATTGGCAACAAAGCTACAGACTGGTCGCCTGCGCCCGAGGATATTGTCTCTCGCACCCAGCGCATTTACTACCGTTGGAACAGCGCGACGGCCCCAGCCGCCCCAACCTCTTGGGTGACCAAGGGTGACGATGGCTCGGCCCTCTGGACCAAGATGCACGTAGCCATCACCAGTACGCACAAGTACATCTACACGTGTGAGCAGTATGAGATGGCGGACGGCACGCTCGGTCACACGGACGTGTTGCTCGACAACAGCATCACGGTGATTGACGGCGGGAACATCATCACGGGGACCGTGACCGCGAACAAGCTCAACGCATCCGACATCAACGCGAGCAAGAGCCTGACCGTGGGAGCCATGACCGACGCCGCTGCTGCGACGATTTTGAACAGCAACGTGCAGGTCGGCGGGAGGAACCTGTTGCGGAACACAGGCTCCCTCGTCTCTGGTGACATGGTTCTTACGAGGGCTACCGTCGATGGTGACACCATCAAGCTGACCCCGACAACCAGCTCCTCTTATGCGAAGTTGAAGGTCGATTACCTCGACTACTCCGACCACGCAGAGGGCGAGTACACGCTGAGCTTCGAGTACCGCGTGTCCGACGATACGACGAGCTACACGGCTACGCAGCTGGTTGCATACATCGGCTTCAACGTGACGAGCAGAGCGGGGAACACGTTTAGCTCAAGCTACGACAGGTTCTACAGTGAGACGATAAGCACCGACTACTCGACCGAATGGACGATGGCGAGCGTCACGGTCAGCGTGCCTTCTCAATTGACCACTGGTCAGGCATCGGCTCTCGTGGCGGGAAGCAACTTTACGGTGGAGTTTGGCTCGCTCGGTAGTAAAAAGCCAACACTCATACGTGGCATTAAGCTCGAAAAGGGCAACAAACCCACCGACTGGACCCTAGCCCCAGAGGACGTGGACGCTGATATTTCGGAAGCAGCCAAGACCGCAACCAACTACATCACCACAATCGATACGACCAACGGCATCAAGATAGCCAACGCAAGCCCGTCCTCAGCAACCACCTACCTGCAACTGGCGAGCAACTTCCTCGACTTCATCAGGGGTGGCGTGTCGATGCTAAAGGCGTGGGTGGACGGAACGACGGCGAAGGTGAGGCTTGGCTGCGAAGCGGCAGCGCACATCGTCATTGACAGCGGCTCAATCGGAATGCTTAACGGCGAGAACGAGATATTCAGCCTTGTTGGAAGCGAGACGGTACACGAGGACACTTCGAGCACAACAACATCAGACGTATCAACTATGTCTGTCGGCAATGGAGAGTACGGCAAGGCCAGCATGTCCTTCGAGCGCTACCACTACGAAAGCGAGGCTCAAGACAGCTACCGCAACGACATTGAGCTAGGCGTAGACACCGATAACGACGGCATAAACAATACGTACTTTCGGTTGACTGACGTAATTGATACCGATTCAAGCAGCAGCACACCTCAGGGCAGCGCAAAGCTGAAGGCAAACTACCTTGCGCTGGAAAATGACTCCACAGATGGTTTCTATACCATGCAGAACGTCATGGACGTGCTCGGCGGCGGCGTGACGCTCTACGACAACGATAGCGCGGCGGCAAGCGCGACAGCAACCCTCAATGAGAGCGCGGCAAACTTCCGGCGCTTGACCATCTTCTACAGGGACCAAGACAACACCTACAGTAGCGTGGATGTGTGGAATCCCAACGGCAAGCGCGTGTCGCTCGACCTCACGTGGATTAACGGCGCGTCCACCCAACAGATGTACCAGCGCGTGCGTTGGGTGACCATCTCTGGCACGACCATCAGTACGGCCAAGGACAGTAGCGATTCCAAGTACCGCACGGGACAGGTCAGGCTCGGCGGCTCCTACAGCGTCACCAACAACGACTACATCAGCATCGTCCATGTCATCGGATACAGGTAGAAAGGAACAAGCATGGCATTCGAACGTCCAGTAAAGATGCCCAACGAGCAGGTCTGCTCGTGGCACGAGGTCACGGGAATCACCCAGCTCGTGGACACCTCGACTTGGATTGAGGTCGCGTCTTGGGAGAACAAGGAGGCACACGACGAGTCCCGCGCTTCTGTCCGCACCTCTATTCTGCAACCCTTCACGGACGGGCTGACTGTGGCAGAGGCAGAGGCCATCGCCAAGGAGGCCGAGGAGTTCGCGGAGTACAGCGACCCGATTCAGGCGCTTATCGATGAGATGGTTGAAAAGGTCGGAGACGAGACCGCCGCACTGCTCTTTGACGAGTGGGAGACCGACCACGCCTACAAGCTCAACGACCGAGCAAGCTACAACGGTCTCGTGTACCGTTGCGTGCAGTCCCACACCTCGCAGGCCGACTGGACCCCTGACGCTGTTCCAGCGCTCTGGACCCGAATCAAGGCCAACCCCGACCCCTCAGAGCCAGAGGAGTGGGTGCAACCGACTGGTGCCCATGACGCCTACGCCAAGGGCGACCAAGTGAAGCATAACGGAAAGGTGTGGGTAAGCGACGTGGACGCCAACGTTTGGGAGCCTGGTGCAGCTGGGACCGAGACGCTGTGGCATGAGGTGGTCGCATGATGCCACCCGTCCACTGGGACACGATCATCACCGGGCTTATCAGCGCGGGCATCCTCGGGGGTGTCCGCGCTCTCATTAAGTCGTTCAAGGACTATAGCGCCGAGAGCCACGCATGGCGCAAGGACCTCACCAAAAAGGTCGGCGTCATCAACGACTCGCTCGTGTGCGTCATGCGCGGGGACCTTATTCACAAGGCACACAGGTATGTCGATGACAAGGGCTACGCATCCATCGAGGAAAAGGAGTCGTGGCACGAGGAGTGGACCCAGTACCAGTCCATCTGCCCGAATAACGGGTTCATCGACTCTCTGGCGGCACAGGTGATGGCGCTGCCAGAGCACCCAGAGGAGCAATAGCAGGCTCCCATCACACATCGGTCCGCAGGGACGCTCGGTTGTCGGGCGTCCCTTTTCTTTTAAGGAGGAAAGACCATGAACAAGAACTTCGTCCGGGCAACCGCCATCCGCGCCATCCGCACCATGGCGCAGACCGCCGTCGCGCTCATCGGCACCAACGCCGTAGGCGTGACCGAGGTCAACTGGGTCGGCGTCGTGAGCGGCGCGGCGCTCTCCGGCATCGTGAGCGTGCTGACCTCCATCGCCACGGGCCTTCCCGAGGTGGACGGCGCTTCCGCAATCACGGCCAAGGAGTGAGTGGCATGGCACTTTCGGTTCCTGAGCGCATTGCTCAGATCGCAGAGCATTTCGCCAAGCACGACAGCCACGGCTACTCGCAGCCCAACCGTGGCACGGGCAGCGCCGAGACCATCACGCTCAGCGACGGCAGCAAGGTCAGCGTGACCAGCTCCGACGTGGACTGCTCGGAGATGGTGCGCCAGTGCGTGAACGGCGCTCTCAGTGGAACCTACAACAAGCCCATTGCGCACATGTGGACTGGCTCGGAGGACGAAAAGCTGAGATCGCTCGGGTTCACACGCATGGGCTACTCGGCATCGAAGGTTCGACGTGGTGATGCGCTCCTAGTATCAGGCCACACGGGCATCGCCCTCGGCAACGGCAAGCAGGCCGACGCGCACGGCGACGAGTACGGCGGCATCACTGGTCCCAACAGGGGAGACCAGACGGGGTATGAGGTCGAGGTGCGTTCGCTTCGCTCGTGGACCTACATCTATCGCTACGGCAAGGGTTCGAGCGGCCCTGCGGTCGTGAGCGCCAACTTCACGGTCACCGCTGGCACCGAGCGCAACGTCCGCAACACGCCCTCGACGGCATCGAACTCCTATGTCACGGGGCAGCTCAAGCCGGGCGAGTCGGTGGTCTGCCGTGGCCTTGTCTACACGGACGGCCTTGCGTGGGGCGTCTATGACAACTACGCGGGCAAGACACGCTACATCGCGCTGCAAGGGCAGGTGACCGTATCGTGAGCTACCACAAGTATGATCTCCCCCGACAGCCAAAGACACCGCTCGATGACACCATGACGCTTTTCGGCATCATCGGCCTCGTGTCGGTGGTCGCGCTGGTGCTGATGCTGCTGTGGTGCGCGGGATGAGCGACGCAACGACGATAACCGAACGGCGCTGCCCGAAGTGCGGTGCCCTGCTCTACATGCTCAACTACTCGGACTGGACGCTCAACGGCGTGAGGACGGTCGAGCTTGTGTGCGAGCGGTGCCTCCACACGGAGCGCGTCGTGACGGTTGACTACGGCAAAGACCCTCTCTCAACTGGTCAAACGCTGGACACTTAAGGCAAAGAGTGATAAAGTGTAAGGCGTTGCAGAGTTGTCTCTAAAATCACCAACTCACCAAGAGAGGTCACCAGGTCGGTGGCCTCTCTTTTTTATCATCTAGGACCAGCATTCACAAGGCAGGTGGCAAGTATGCGACGAGGAACTACGCCGACCCTTGAGCTGACGCTGGATGCATCGCTCACTGACTGCGAGTACCGCGTCACCCTAGCCAACGGCAAGAAGAAGATCACAAAGACCGAGAGCGACTGCACGCTCTCCGAGGACGGCAAGGTAATCAGGCTCCTGCTCTCGCAGGAGGAGACGCTTTCACTCGACCCGAACCATCCCGTGAGGGTGCAGGTGCGGTTCAAGGTCAACGACCTTGCCTACGCAACGAACATCGTGCAGACGAGCGTCGAGGACATCCTTCTCAAGGAGGTCATCTGATGGTAAGGCTCTCGCTTGCAACGAGCGGGGACGTGCATCTCAGCTTCGTGCAGCAGGACCCGACCACGCACCTCACGCTCAGCTCGGGCATCGAGGTCGTGGACCATGCGCTCCCAGACTACACGGGCGCGACAGATGTCATCCCGAGGACGTGGGTTCAGACGTTGCCCACCAAGGACACGTCCGTTCGCTCGGACATAACCGTGCGGGAAATCCCGTACTTCACCACCACCAACGAGTCAGGTGGATACACAGCGATTATTGGAGAATAAGATGCCCAACCAGTACGTAAACAAGGTGGTCTACGGCGGCGAGACGCTGATTGACCTTACTGCCGACACCATAACGGCAGACAAGCTCGCAAAGAACGTCACCGCGCACGACAAGAGCGGTGCCCCCATCACGGGAACGAGCACGTTCGATGCCGACACCAGCGATGCCACGGCCACCGCAGCCGAGATTCTTTCCACCAAGACTGCCTACGTCAACGGAAACAAGGTCACGGGTTCCATGCCGAACCGTGGCGCGGTGACGGGCACCATCACCACCAAGACCCAGCAGTACACCATCGCTCAGGGCTACCACGATGGCTCTGGCAAGGTGTCCATCAGCTCGACCGAGCAGGCAAAGATCATCGCCACCAACATCCGTCAGGGCGTGACGATCCTCGGCGTCGAGGGCACCATGTCCGGCACCGAGGACATGGACATCGAACCCGCAAAGACTGTCACTCCTGCCACCACGGCCCAGACCGTGCTCCCCGCGACGGGCTATGACGGCATGGCGCAGGTGACGGTCGAGGCGATTCCGGTGACTCGCACAGACAATGCCCAGGGTGGCGTTACCGTCACCATTGCTGGCGCCGCGTAGGATATTTCCTAACTGGGGGAGAAAGGAGGTGCTGAGTGAGTAGAACGATTCTTTTACTAGCAGGTGACGTCGAGCTGAGTAACTGCACAGCTGACGGACAATTGCTAAATCGAGATACGAATAGTGATGATTATGTTTCTATCACTAGCGGAGGAAATGGCGAGAAGTACATAGCGCTAAAAGATTTTGATTTTAGTACAATACCGTCAAATGCGGTCATTACCAACGCGATTGCTAGAGTAAAAGTCGCGGCATTGAATGTGGATACTGTTTCTGGTATGGGCTTTATGGTTAGATATAATGCCCAAAGTTACGGATCGACCAACTATTCTTATTATAAAACGCCTAGAATTTTGACATATGGTTTTCTGAGTAATATGGAAAAGGTCGACCCTTCGGTCTTTTATGTTAGGTTCAATACCACTTCTCTTGATACAGTGAAGTTTTACGGAGCAGACGTTCTAATCGAATACGACCTCCCAGTCAACAAAGTCGTCTATGGTACTACAGTGTTGGTTGACCTGACAGCGGATACGGTAACTCCCGAAACTTTGCTACAAGGCTACACGGCTCATGATAAGAGCGGTGCGCTCATCACGGGAACGGCAGATACGACAGAAGGCAGTGTCTATCAAGACGGCGACGGATATCTAGTAGTGGATGATTCCGAATCCTCCGCTCCGCAGGGAAATCTGTCCATCACTGCGAACGGCACGTATGATGTTGCTGACTACGCAGGGGCAACGATAAACGTAGGCGGCGGTGGAGGCTTAGAGTACGAAGAAGGTACAATAACCGTGCCGTATCAAACGGCTAATTATGAAATATATTTTAATGATACGCATGATAGACCACCAGCGTATTACACTATTGTATCTTTGAGTAATGCTATAGATACAGGCCAAGTAATGTCATGCACGTATTCGTTGAATGAAGCCTACGGCGCTACCCCAGCAAACCAAAACTACAACACTATATATGGTTCTGTTACATTAATCAGAACTGCGACCTCTGGCTCTACGATAAATACTGCCACATACCAATTGACATACCCTCAAGCAAGCTCCAACACTGGTACTTCGTATCCGAAGTATTGGGCGACAGAAAGCAGAATTGTGCTTTATGCCTCTACAACTTACGCAATAGGTGGTAATTACAAATGGATTGCCGTTTGGGCGCCCGCATCATAAGGAGGTGCTATGAGTGACAACCTAACGGTCTTCGGAGTCAACTACACGGGTGTCACAGGCATCAAGGCTAAGGGTACGGGCAACGGTACGCTGACCTACATTCGCCCCACAGGCACCAAGTCTATCAGCGCCAACGGCACGGGTATAGACGTAGCGCAGTATGCATCGGTTGACGTGGCGGTGCCTACTGGTTCCGCTCCGACTCTTCAAGCAAAGACTGCCACGCCAACGGAAAGCCAACAGGTTATCACGCCCGACAGTGGCTAT